TCAAAGGCTATTTAGTTTATCAATTACTTGTTGTTTGGCTCTTTTTGTTACATGGTTATAAATAGACAGAGTTGTGTTTGCATCAGAATGCCCTACACGCTCCATAATGGCTTTAAGAGGTACGCCTAATTCAGATAATAGTGAAACGTGGCTATGTCTGAATATATGTGAGGATAGACTTTTTTCTAATTCCAACTCTTCCTCTACTTTATGGAGTATAGCGTTAAATGAGTGCAGCGCAAGCGGAGTGCCACTTGTAGATATAAATATATATTGATCGGGATCTGTGGGTCTACCTGCAAGAATATTGTCAGCTATCACACTTTCAATCAATTCTTTTGCACGATTGGGTAATTGCACTTCACGTTGCGAATAAGTATTTTTTGGAGTTGTTTTTATAGCATTATCCATTTTCACAGATGTGTAATCTAAGGTCCCATTAATGGAAATTTTCCCATCCTCATAGTCCTTCATTTGCAAAGCTAGCAATTCCCCATATCTCAAACCAGTTAAATATAGAAACTCAGCTATTATGCCGTGTAGTTTTCTGCGAGGATTGGAGTATAGCTGTTTCAGTATTTGATCAATTTCTTCTTTCTCCAGATATTTTTTATTCATAGAAAGCCTTCTTTTTTCTTCTTCCACTTTTTTAGGATGGATTTTAACTGCTAGCGCAGGGTTTCTTTGAATGTATTTTCTATCGATTGCATAGTTTAGCATAACAGATAGAGTTGTTTTTGTTTGTTTTGTGTAGTTCAGTGAGAGGTCACCAAACGTATACATATCTTCAATTATCTTATTAATGAGTGTCTCATCAATGTTTCTAACGATCGTATCATCGCTTATGTGCTTAGAAACATGTTTCATCATCATTGGAACCTTCAAATAGCTAGTACGTTTAACATGCTGCTTATAATATTCATACCATTCTTTATACAACTCACCAAAAGTGATATCTGATTTATTGTAATCTTCGAGTGCTTCTTTAATTTTTTTATCTAGAATTTTCTGAGCTTTTTTCCACGCTTGTGGTGAATTACTTGTAAGTGTTGTAGATTTTTTCCGTGTTTTTTCTGTATAAGGATCTACATATCTTTCAATAAACTTGAATCGCCCATCTTTGGTTTGTTCAACCCACACTTTTAACATCTCCTATCATTTGCTATAATAGGCATAACAAATAGACCTATATAGGTTTGTTTTCTAAAAGCACGCTCTTACTCTGGACGGTGGGGCGTGTTTTATTATTACTTAATTTCTTTAATGTATTTTTGGTATTGTTTTTTAGAAACTTCAAACTTATTATCACAGGCTTTACACGTCACGCTATAATTTTTTTGTAATAAAGGAACAAAAAAAGATAATAGCATCATTATTCCTCCTAAAGGAATCATTATTAACCATCCAATTATAGGAATCCAAAAGCCGAAACTTAGAAGCATTAGTCCTATAAAAAAAAGCATACAACCATTTGATCTAGGGGACGTTACAGAAACTCTGTTACTGCCACAATTTTTACATGTAATAATATGTTGACCTAAATTTTTTTCCATCCTAACTCTCCATTTCTATGGTAAAATAGATTTGACTTTTTAAATGAAGTCGCTCTCATAAGTCCGTGTTGCAGCACGGGCTTTTTTTACTGTGCATAAGAGTATTTTTTCTTGAAATATGACTGGCAAACATTAAAACATTCTGTTCTTAACTTATTATTGATAGAGTAGAACTTCATGAAATTTTCTAATTTGAACTGAGTTTCATCAGTCAGTTCGTTCTCAATAAAGATATTTAGTAAAATCATAATTGCAATTTTATCAGCTTCAGTTTCGAATTTTGAATGAAAAGTTGTAGAGTTATCGTACAGTACTGAATATTCAAAATGTGAAGCAATGAAATGACCGAGCTCGTGGGCTAAATGAAAAGCTTCAGAACTGTCTTCGTGTAGTTTTTCATTCAAAAATACTATTCTTGGTTTTGGATAATAAAAACCTGGTTCTTCCATTTCCATATAGATCAATTTTAAATTATACTCACTCAGCATTTCTTTCAACTTTAAATACATACAAACCATCACTCCAACTATTCATTTTCCTCTAAAGCTTTAGCGATTGCAATCGCTTTACGCATTGTCTCCTTAGATATTTCTTTTCCGTCAAAAGAAAAAACAGTATCGTCTTCTGATAAATCCACATGTTTAGGGGCCTCTTTTTCTTCGCGCCCCAGAAGATAGTCTACAGAGACATCGAAATAGTCAGCAATTTCTTGCAAACGTTCTGTAGAGGGGTTTGAGTTCTTAAGTCTATATAAGACGTTTTTACCATAGCCTAGGTCTTCTTCAACTTTATTTAATGATTTTCCCTGTTTTTTCGCTAATTCTTTTATTCTCTCAAACGTTATCATATCAATATTCCTTTCGTTCAAGAAAAAATATTTAACTTTATTTGTTAAAATATGTTGACTATTTTAACAAAAGATGTTAATATCATTCTTGTAAACAAGTTTAACAACTAAAAAGACAACAAAAACACTTTTGATTATTAAACGCCAACCGCCAAGAAAGCTTTTAAAATCAATGTTTATATGTCTTATTTAACTATGTTCTGATTTTAACACTGTATGTTAATTTAGTCAACGCAGTTTTTTAAAAAGTTGTTAAATTTGTTTACGAATATAAAAGAAAGGAGAGAAATAGATGGAAAATAAAAAAACTGGATTAATAACTGTAGAAATAATCGGAATTGATGATGCAACAAAAAAAGCTGAAAGATATATTGAGTTATTAAAAGAAGCCAAAACGTTGGCAGACGAATTGGCTTCAAAGGAATTTGAAATTGAGATTAAGCAGGACTAAACCTTCCCTTTGAAATCAATTTCAGCTCCGCAATATTTACACTTGTTTTTTCCATTAGATATTTTAATTTTTTTACCACAGGAAGGACAAGTATAATCGACGCCCTTTTTTAAAATCTTGTTTGCTTCGGATTTTATGATTTTTTCAAGGTCGCCACTGATTTTAACACTGGTTTTTCTACTCATAGATCCACCTCACTTTCTACAGTGAGTATACCAGAGAAGGAGGTAACAACATGAAAATTAGCATTGAAGCAAAGCCACAAGAAATAGCAGAATTGCTCCAAGCTATCGGAAGTAGCAAGGAGCACACTAAACGCAAACATCCAGAATCGAAAATAGAATATGATCCGCAGACGGGTGAAGGAAAGCTTATTCCTCAAAATAAATAATAACCTTCTTGCTTCGTACCGGTATTGTCTGATTGAATTTACGGTTCGAATAGATAGTTAAAAACTCACTATCACGAGCAACGCATATTACAGTATCATCTTCGAATTCTTGAAGAATCATATCGTGGTTGAAAGTAAATAATGTACGAGTTTTATCTGGCGCCTCAATTTTGAATTCATTTACGAACTCTATGGGCAATTCAGACTGGAAATCCAATTTATAGTCTTTCAAAGTTGCCACCTCCTTATCAATTATTTCAGCCTGTCACACTGATAAGGAAATTATACCAAAGAAAGGAATGAAAAAATGAACACACCACAAATTTTCAATTTCGAACAAAACGAAGTTCGGACGTTTCTAGAAAATGACATTCCGTATTTCGTAGCAAATGATGTCGCTAAAACATTAGGATACAAAAACCCGAGCGATGCTACTAATAAACATTGTAAAAAAGCCGTAAAAACATGGGGTAGCGATTCGCTAGGTCGTCGCCAATCTTTCAAAGTTATTCCAGAATCAGATGTTTACCGCTTGATTATCAAATCGAACTTACCAAGCGCTGAAAAATTTGAGGCTTGGGTAATGGAAGAAGTCCTTCCAACAATCAGAAAAACAGGTAGCTATTCAAATGTACCTCAAAGTTTTGCACAAGCATTGCGTTTAGCAGCAGATTTAGAAGAAAAGAACCAATTACTCGAACAACAAATTGCCGAGTACGAACCAAAGATTAGCTACTTAGATACGATTCTTTCATCGACAGATACGGTAGCGACTTCTCAAATTGCAGCTGATTACGGAATGTCGGCAATTGCTCTAAACAAATTGCTTAACGAGTTAGGTGTTCAACATAAAGTTAGCGGACAATGGATACTTTACCGAAAACATATGAACCAAGGATACACAAAATCGCACACAAGTGAGATACCGAAAGCCGATGGCGGCACTAAAGTTGTAATGAATACCAAATGGACACAGAAAGGGCGAGTGTTTATTTACAACTTATTAATCGCAGAGGGCTATTACCCTCAAATGGATTTAGAGGAAATTGGTTAGAAAGGAGTTTTAGTATGACTGACATTGCAGAAATCACTCAACGAGATAGAGAAAAAATCAAAGAATATGTCGAAAGTTCGAAGTTCTTAACTTACACCATGCTTGCTGAAAGATTTGGAATTAGTAAAAGCTATTTATCTTTAATTTTAAACGGTAAAAAGACTTCTGCAGAAGCAAACAGAATTATAGATTCGATTATCACTATGTACGAATTGTAGAGGAGGAAAACGAAATGAAAAAACCAACGCTTTCGGAGTTGATAGAAGCTACTGAGAAGGCAGCAAACCCAGACGATTGGTATCGTCAAAGTTTGATCTTGGAGAAGTTCCACGGCATGTCAAAAACTACTTTAGTTGAATACTGAAAGGAAATGGAAACAATTCCTGAATTTTCAGAAGGAATTGTTCGTCCAGGACATTCAACCACATTTATTCATTACCATACTTTTATTTGGTTTTTAAAATGGAAAGACGCAAATAAATATCGTGTAAAAATATTGTCTCCTTCAGATGTTTTGAAGGAAGCAAGTTGATTATTTTCAGAGTAAAAAGTAAACAAAAATATTAGGAGGAAAATTTGATGAAGATTACAGTACCAGATGAATTGATAGCAGATGAGTTGACAGAACAAATAGTAAGAAAGGTTTTAGATGCACTTGATGAACGACTGAAGGTAATGAACAAGTCAGTGGAGCTTCCTCCATATCCAAACAAATCAGAGGTAAAAAAAGTTTTAGGCATTGGTGATGACAAATTAACACATTGGATAAACTTAGGCTTAAAAACACAGCAGTGGAGCAAGTTAGACATCAGAATTGAACGATCAGAACTCCAAAGATTTTTGAAAGAAAACTTTGAGTTCTAAAGGCAAAGGAGAATGATTTTATGTCCTACACATTGCAACAAGAACATCAAATTCTCGGTTTGATTAAACAACGCAGGAAACAATTACAAGATGACCGTGCAGCGCTTAGAAAAGCCGATGAGCTATCAGATAGACAAGCTGAACTAATTGCTTCTGAACTTGAGGATTTGAGAATGCTAGAAATAAAAAATAGGGAGATTAGATTATGAAGAAGACAGACACACTTTTTATAGGATTCATTTTGGGGTTATTAGTGATTGTAGCGCACCAAAGTATTATTGGGGGAAGCTTGTTCGCAGCATTGATGGTTTTAATCAATCTGCTTGATTCAAAAGAAAGGAGCAACTATGGCACGAGAAGAAGCGCTAAAAATCGGTAAAGTGATTGCTGATAATTGGTGGGCAAATAGCCGTCCTATTATTTTAAGCAAGCAACATATCGACAAGCAAAAAGCTTGGCAACAAATAAAAAGCGACTCCGCCGGCAAGCATTGAGTCGCAAACAAAATACATCTAAGGAGATGTTACCACATGGAAAAAGAACTTTCCACTCTAGATCAATATTTGATTGATCCTGATTGGGGCAAGCCGAAAATTGAGGAAACAAGTGGTCGAAAAATCAGATGTAATCTTCTGACAGATGAAGAACTAGCATGTGATCAAGATGATTTGGGCAATTTTGTGAGCATTTGGGATCATGTTTACCTTATTCATCTATCAAAACATTCAAACAAACCTGAATACATCTATGTCATCGAAGATGGCTTGATTGATGCGCTAGAAGAGTATGACAGAGATAACTTGATTGATATCTCTTATTACGGACCAGGTAAGAAATACATTGCTGAAATGGAGGCAGAATTTGATGAGTGAAGGAACGAAACGCAACGATAACAAATTATTCAATAGTCTGTACAAGATAACCGTCAATGATGTTGTCGAAAAAAGGAACAAACTAACCTATTTGTCTTGGGCATGGGCGTGGGCAGAAGTCAGCAAAATATGCGAAGAAGTAGACTACGAAATCTATCGTGATCCAGAAACGCATCGTCCATACCTCTTTGATGAAAAAACAGGCTATATGGTTTTTACCAGTATCACAGTCAACGGAGTAAAGCGTGACATGTGGTTACCAGTCATGGATGGTGCAAACAAGGCAATGAAAGATAAGCCATATACCTACGAAGTCAATGATTATCAGTGGAATAACGAAACGAAGAAAAAAGAGATTGTTGGAAAAATCGAAAAGCGAGTTGAAGCAGCAACGATGTTTGATATCAATAAAACAATCATGCGCTGTCTTGTAAAAAATCTAGCGATGTTTGGGCTAGGGCTATATATATTTGCTGGCGAAGATATGCCAGAAGACGTCTCAATGCTTGAACCAGCTACTCAAAGAAGCAAAAAGCTATTCTTAGATGCTTTGCAATTGGTTGCTAACAAGTACGATAAATCAATTGATGAAGCAATTGTTGCATTGACTGATGCGGCTTCTATAACCGCTGATGACAGTAAATGGACCAAGAGAGACTTGGGCATTCTAAAACGAGGCGTTAATTGGCTTGAAGATCAGTACAGAGAAGAAACAAAAGAGAAGTGATATGAGTGTTTAAACCATTAATCGATTCATATTCAGCAGTTCTGAAAAAGTTCAAAGGAAAAGACATAGGTGCAACGATCAATGAAGAAGTGAACATTGATCGACTAAAGACGATGTATGACGGCTACGATGGCGATCGAGTCATTGAAATTCGTTTTATTGATCCTAGACGTTTCACTGTACAGCAACGAAACTTCATCTATGCGCTGATAGGCGATATTTTCATCGATACAGGCATGCCAACGGACTTCTGGAAGGAATTCTTCTACTTCCGTTTCGAAGGTGTCACAGGGCGCAAAATAAGCCTCAAAGATGAATCGAGCACAACCGTAAGTGATGCCAATATCTTAGCGAATATCATCCTAGATTTCATCTTTGAGCATGATATTCCGTTTAAAAATGGATATGAAATTTTGCCCCAAAACGAACAGTATTTCTTTTACAAATGCCTCACGAACAGGGTGTGCTGTAGTTGCGGAAAGAAAAATGCTGATATACATCACGTAGACTCTGTCGGCATGGGAAATAACCGAAAAAAAATAAACAATTCTGGTAGGCGCTTTATGGCTCTGTGCAGAGAATGCCATACGAAAATTCATGTCGAAGGTTTTACTACATTTACAACTAAAAGAAAGCTTACGGCAGTTGTTCTCAAAGACAGTGATTTAAAAAGATTGGGGTTGAATATCATTGAATGAATTATGGATGGATATCGAAGGATACGAGGGAGTATATCAAGTTAGTAGCTTAGGAAGAGTTAAATCTAATCGCCCTAACTATGTAATTAATAAGGGATACGTTAACAAAGAAGGATTTATTATGAAACCATCTGACAATGGGAAAGGGTATCAAATTATCTTCTTAAGCGGCAAAGGTTTTAGAGATAGAAGGTATGTCCATCGGCTAGTAGCTTTTCACTTTTTAAAAGAAGCGTATTTCGAAGGTGCTGAAGTCAATCATAAGAACGGAGATAAATCTAACAATACTGTTGAAAACCTAGAATGGCTCAGTTCTGATGATAATAAAAAGCATGCTAGAAAAAATGGATTAACTAACTTGAAAGGACCATCAAAACTAACTGATTTGCAAGCTTTAGCTATCAAGCGTTTATATACAAACAAATTGATGAGCTCCGGAGAAATAATGAAACTTTTTAATGTCAGCAGGCATACCGTGCTGAATATAGCTTCAGGGAAGACATTTAGTTTCTTGGAAGATTAAGAGAAACACAAAATAGGTGTGACTAATTTCAAAAATAAGTATCAAATCAAAGGGATTAAGTTAAACCAGGAAACAATTAAGAAACTTAGAATAGGAGGATAAAAAATATTGGCTGACAACAAACGATACTACTATTTAAAACTAAAAGAGAACTTCTTCGATAGCGACGAGATGGTTCTTTTAGAAAGTATGCCAGATGGATACATTTATTCTAATATTCTTCTCAAACTTTATTTAAGAAGTCTGAAACATGAAGGCAAACTAATGTTTAATGACAGGATTCCATTCAATTCTACAATGCTTGCGACTATTACAAGACACTCTGTGGGAGTTGTAGAAAAAGCAGTACAAATATTTCGTGATTTACAACTTATTGAGGTATTAGATAACGGAGCAATTTATATGTCTGATATACAAAGTTTTATTGGGAAATCTTCAACTGAAGCTGATAGGAAGAGAAAATACAGAAAAGAAATTGAGGAAGCAAAACAGAATTTAATAACAAGTGGACAAATGTCGGACAAATGTCCGGACAAAACTACACCAGAGTTAGAGATAGAGTTAGAGAAAGATATAGAGTTAGAGAAAGATATAGAGAATGTAACGCCTCCGAAAAAATCGAAGGCTAAGCCCATCCGTCATAAATACGGAGAGTATAAAAATGTTCTTTTGTCAGATGAGCAGATGGAGAAACTCAAAACAGAATTCCCTAATGACTACCAAGAGCGAATAGAACGGCTATCTGAGTATTGTGAATCATCAGGTAAGACTTATAAAAACTATTTGGCAACTATTCGAAGTTGGGCAAGGAAAGAAAAAAGTGAGCCTAAGAATGCAAGTGGTGCATACAAACGCACAGGACGACGAGAGAAGCTTCCAGAATGGGCAATCGACCAAGAAGCCTATCAAAAGAAAAAAGCGCTAGAACGAGCTAATAGACAATCAAAAGCACCATTCTAAGAGGTGGAAAATTGAAAATCGATTATCTAGAACTGATCAATGAAATAGCAAGTTACAAAACTGGTGAGGAAATAGAGATTCTGAGAGACGTTTATGAACAACTTGATGAAGCTGGAATCGAACGAATTAAGAATGATCGTTCAAGTTGGAGTAAACTCAGATACTATTTCGCACTTTATATCGATGCAACACAATTAAGAAATTTAGCTTATACAAAATTACTATTTGCTGATTGCGTTAAAGGATTGCAAAAACATCTTAGTGAACTTGAGCAGGTGTAATCAGATGGATCTAAAAACATTTACAGCACAGATCGAACTAATGCATCAAGAAGCTTTAAGACAAAGCGCCTCGTACGAAGACAAGTGGCTCAACACGTTCCATGGTGGACGTGAGAGCGCACTTGATCAAGTGCTCAAATTATTGAAAGGAGAATGTCGGGATGAATAAGAAAGCGGCAATGCAGCGAATTATCGAATTGACTTATTCAGAAGATTGGCAAAATGACAAAGAAGCTGCTTCAGAAGTGATGAGACTTGGAAGAGCGATGTGGGCAGACAAGAGCAACAAGCCAAGACCGCGAAAAATCGCAATTTGGCACGGTGACAAACTTCTAGTGACAGGGACAGCTGAACAGTTAGCAAGTCTCACAGGCTTGCACGAGAAAATCGTGAGAAAAAGAGCTAGGTGTGGATACACAGACGTTAAGAAGAGAACGTTTAGATACGTGGAGGGATCGTCATGACAACAGAAGAAGTGATTCAAATGCGTATTCGAAACATTCAGCGTGAAATTGACGATCTAGAACGAACAAAGGCAGTGATGGTCAATGAAACG